TACGGTTACGCTGTTCGGCCTGCATAAAAATACCTTCGATCAGAGCTTTTTTCTGACCGCTATTTTTATCTTCCTGAAGTACGTATTGTACTTCTTCGATATTTTCTGTGATTAGCTTCATGTTGGATATGTTACTGATACAAATTTAACAGCTGCATTGGCAGCAAACATTTTCCATGCTTTAGGTTTATCAATCAATAAAACCTCAGAACCTAATACAGTAACAGTACTTACGACATTATCATTTTCATCTATCATAGAAACGAGATAAGGACTTGATGATGCCGTATTTGTAACTCGTACAACATGAGCATCTGATACTGTTACAGCTGCGCCTGATGTAGTAGGAGCAGCAATTTCTGTACTGACTGGTCTATATTTTGCCATTATTTTTGCTTACCCAATAAATCGACGAAATCTTTAAGAGCCTTTTCTGCATCTCTCATAGATCTAAAACTGTCAAACTTTTCTCCGTCTAAAAAAGCAACAAACTTATTTCCTTGCTTTTTAATTTCGGCTTTATATTTGCCAATTTTATATGGTTTGTTTTCAGTCACAGCTTCTGTCAGTGACTGTCTAAATTCTTTAAAGTTCATCATCGTTGTTTTCTACTTCTGATTCATCGGTATCCATCATTGATTGAGCCATTTGAATTTTAGTATCATCAATGGCATCATTGACTTTGTTATTCATAATAGCATTGAATGAATCATTAGCCTTAACCATATCGCCTGCAGCTAAAGCTGTAATTAGTTCGTTAACATCGGACATAATAAACTCCTTTGATTATATTTATAAAAATAATATTTTCTAATTCATTTCATCAGGAGGTGGTATATCACCACTTGATTTTTCTTGACTAATTTGTTTGTCAATACTTTTTATTTCATCTTCATCTTGTTGTAAGACATTCTTACGTACCCATTCAACTGAGTAATAACGCCCAACATATTCGTCCATATCACGAAGAATCGAAATACGTTCCCTTAAAAGTTCAGCATTCTTAAGTTCAGTAAAATGGTTATCTTCAAGATAATCAAAATTAATATCTTGTTTGATTTCATTCCATTCATCTTCAGTAAAAATACCTTTGAGAATCAATTGAGTCTTAAGAAGATCAATAAAGAGCGCAGAGAATTTTTTACGAAGACGTGAAATAAACTTTTGAAACTTGAGTTCATCGCGAGTAATTTCTGATGAACGGCCAAGCGAAAACTGAGCCTCTTGTTCAAGCCTGTTTGATGGAACGTTGAGCGATTTGTACAACTTCTTTTGAAAATAAATGATATCATCAATCTGCCCAAGGTTTTCGCCACCAGGTAGAGTTGTAATTTCTGTACCGCGGCCGCCTTCACGACGTGGGAGCCAAAAATCTTCGAGCATTGACATATGCTTACGATCGTCTTTCATTTCACCAGTATTTGCATCATAAACCATTTTGTTACGATACTTAGACATAACATTACGAAGATATTCTTCTGCTTTACCTTTGGGTAAATTACCGACATCAATATAAAAAATACGTCGCTCAGGCGCACGGGACAACCTGTAAATAACCAGTGAATCTTCCATCATTCGGAGTTGATTGACTGGTTTCAGCGCCTTATGAAGATAAGACAATACTTTTTTACGCGCAGGATCTAATACACCAGATGTTACATAACAAATAGAATCCTTTGCAATTTTCAATCCTTGGTTTGATTTTGCTAAAGCATCAGATTGATAAACATAATATTCATTAACGCTTTTGACAAGTGTTACTCCTGTCTTAGGATCACGTTGATTTTTTACTTCTCGTACCTTACGTATTTTTGTTGCATCAACTGAACGAAGTTCAAGCAATCCACGCTTAGGATTTTTTTCGTCAATGATTTTATGAAAATACAAACGCCCGTCAATATACCAACGACGGAACATATCATGGCCATACCAGTTAAAATTAAGGAGCTCGACAATATAGTCAAACTCTTCACGAATCATATCCTTAATTTTATCAGGCTGATCAAGATCATCAAGAATAATAGATACTGGATACGAATCTTCATCAGATATAATTGATTCGTTAACAATATCTTCAATAGCAGCATCACATTCAGGTTGTTGAGCAATGTCACGATACTTTAGAATAAGGTCTCTTTCGGTACGTGCAGATGTACCTTCCATATCGACATATGAACCAAAGTATCCACCTGCATTAACAATATAACCTTCGCCGTCTTCAGCAGTCGGCGGTACAAAGGAAGCCTTTTTGCTTTCTTCCTTTTCATCATTTTTTCGCTTAATTTCAAAACCGAATATGCTAATGCCGTTATTGTCTGCCATTATTTTGTAACTCCTAGGGAAACAGGGAGGGACAAGCCCTCCCATATTCCTTTATTTATCAATCCTTATTACGATGTTGTATTCGAATCCCAATACTGTACCTGCAGTTCAACTGTAAATTCCTCAATAGCATTTTCGCTATCGTAAGAAACTTCGATTGCGCTCAAATTAGTTGGAAAACAACCACGCAAAAAGTATGATTTAACAATCAGTCCAGACTTATCGAGTTGCTCGATAATAATGTCTGCTTGATAGTCAGTTGGATTAGTAAGACCAGTATTAGTTTGATTCTGGTTAATGCCGTTCATCCAACGTTCAAAAGCATTACGAACCGCAAAGTTCGTGTCGTTAATAATTGTTAACGTTGCTGGTTCAAATGTACGATCACCTGCAACCTGCACCTGACGACCACGAAACGGAATCGTAATTGGTGCAATAATGGATGCAGGAAGAGNAGCACCCTTGCACATAAANGANGTNAGNTCAACATCACCAGCAGCATATGCTGGAAAATTAACATTTGCTTTGAACANNTTNGAGCGAGCNCCACCGCCNATTANNTTTGACTTAAAGTCATCTACGCCGAGAATAGCCATTTTCTATTTCTCCTTATTGTCCAGCGATTTCAGAGAACTCAACACCAGTGCGAGTGGCAATAAAGTTCAATGTAATGAAGTTAATAGATCTTGTTGGCTTAACATAAATGTCAGCAATAAAGCGATTTGAATCAATAACATCGGATGTGTTATTTGTTTCATCACATATAACTGCAAAATCTGTAAGACCACGTCTACCTTGTACATCGCGCAAAAATGGTTCAACTAAGTTTCGGAATTGAGCGCGTGTAAACTCATCGTTGAATTCGAACAATTGAAACTTAGCAGCAGTTGCAACTGTCTTTTCCAAAGCAATGAACAGACGACGAACATTAATTCTATTAAAGGCTGATGGCTTAGTTAAAGCTGTTTTGTCACCAAAAAGAATAATACCTTCTCCTGGGAACGAAACAATAGGATTAACACGAGCTTTGTACAACGTATCTCTATCTGCTTTTTTAGCGTTTAATGCAATTCTTGTTACGCCACGAAGTTGTCCTCTTGTAAATCCAGCAGGTGAAAACCAAGGATCAGATACGGAATCAGTAAATGCACAAAGACCTGCTACTGAACCAGAAGCAACAATCCAACGGAATTTGTCATTATATTTGTCATACACATATAGAGCTGTAGAATCGAGAACGCCATAGGATGACGATGTTATATCATCTGCCCAGCTTTTAACATCATCTACAGCATTTACATTATTTACAGTATCACTAATAGCAGGTGAAAGAAACACTACTACATCTTTTCGTGATTCTGCAATAGCTATCATTGAGTTTGCATAAGAAACTGCATCTGCAGCACCAACCTCTGCACCAATGAGTAAATTAATGTCAACAATATCTGCATCTGAATATAAATCGTATGCTTCAAGAAGTTCACCAGAAGTAATATCACTTGTGCCACTGGTACCGCCTGAAAGTGAATATTCAACAGCCGTGTCAACTGTAGCAAATCCTAAATCAGCAACTTCTGCAACAACGCTTCCTGCATCTGATAACTGAGCATCATGAGAACCAAACCAAATGTACTTAGACGATCGATTAACAACATCTACATAATAATTTGATGAACCGTCTGAACGTTTAGCATCTGAAGCCTGTGAAACACCTTGAAAAATTTCTAATACTTCCCCTTCAGTGCCAGTCCAAAGTCCGCTTTTATCAACAACAACAATGTGTAGCTCATCGCCATTGTCACCAGCCGTATTTGATTCTAACCCTAGAGTAGAAGCATATTCCGAAATACTTGGTGCAAAATCAAACAATTGTGCATAATTAGAAAATGAAGAATCTTCATATGCTGCAGCATTAGTACATACAATAACCTTTAAACTATTACCCAATTCGCCTGGATATTTTGCAACAAATTCTGCAGTAAAAGATTTACTTTCATAATCATCTGCATTTTTAACTAAAACGCCATTCCCATCAGAATCAGCATTAAGCATGCCATCCTGATTTGCACGAACTACTCGTAATACATTTGTGTATTGTAGGAATTGTGCGGCTGGCATAAAATATTTGTACGTGGTGTCATTTGGTCGGCCAAATATATTAACTAACTCTCTTTCCGTACCAATTGTAACAATTTGATCCACTGGACCCCAGGTAAAAGAACCTGCAATTGCTCCAATAGAACTAGTAACGGCTGGAACTACATTAGTTAAATCAATTTCGCGGACTTCAACACCTGGAGATACTTGAAAAGCCATGTGTTTTCCCCTTAATTATTGAAAACAGTTAATAAGATTTACATAATACGATGTTTTGTCATGATTATATTTATAAATATGGGTATTTCAATAAAGCTCACCGACTTCCTTATTGACTGTCCATACATCTCCACCTTGTACAATATATTCATCTTCCTTTGATATGCCGTTATCAAAAAAGCCAAATGGAGTAAGTTCATTCATAAGTTCTTCTTCTGACCGTTCACGAAGTTTTGCAAGTGTATTAATGTCAGTAATATCTTTGAAGTATTGTTGATCTGATAACCAACCAAATAATACAAGCGACATTACTAAGTCATCATTACACCCAGGCTCTGCTTCATATGATGTACCCTTGCGTGAAAAGGTAGAAAGCTCATTAATTGTATTCATATCATTGATAATCAACTGATCTTGTTCGACCATCAACTTGACCATGTTGCAACCAATTGCTTTAACTGACTTTGTTGTACGAATACCAGGATCAACATTCTTACCAAATCCAGATGAAATACGTTTGCCCGCCTTACCTGCAGATTCCGTATGGAGTATATTTTCGTATTCGTAATCATAATGTAGCACTTCAGATACCTGCTGACCAATATCATTAACCTCTACAAGTACTGCGCATTCACCGTATGATTTACAAGTACGATAAATGATTTCTGCATATTCAATCGGTGTTACCATATTGTCTTTAAATGTACACACCTGTTTATATGGCATGGCAGTAACATCAATAATATTGAAAGCTGAATAGTCCAATCCTTTGCCTCGTGATACATCGACTACACAAACATATTGATGGCCTTGAATAAACTTTTCATATTGATACAGGCTATTTTTATTAACGATCGGTTCAGCTGGTACGAGTGCTTTGAGTTTTGATCCATCAATCAACGTACCAGATGAGCCTTGAAATTCGCATTCGTATTCTTGGGCAAACTTTTGTAAGTCACCGTCAAGCGTATCAAGTGCTTCCTTTTTCCATGCTTCATCACGACCAGGAACACGGTACCAAGGAACCTCCACAAATGCATAACCATTTGTACCTTCACGCGCACCAACGCAAACCTTATAAAAGTGATTCAATCCATTTGGTGTTGATGTATACAATACTTTAGTCGTATTACCAGAAGAAATGGTTGGAAGTACTGAAGCTGAAAACTCATCCCAACCTTCAACGAATGCTGTTTCGTCAATATACAGAAGGTTCATTGACTTACCACGAATGTTAGATGATGAAGTGGCTGCAGCTAAAACCTTTGAACCATTTTCTAGTTCAACTGATCCTTTGTTCCATTCAACGACACCTTGCTGAAGCCACTTAGGTAGTGCCTCAAATGCAATCTTAATACGCTCAAGAATTTCTCGCGCAGAATCGCCTTTGTTTGCAAGAAGACCTACACGCTTATAGTCATTAAAGAGAATGTAATGAAGGATAACTACAACTGCAGTAGTAGTTTTACCTGCCTGTCGAGAAGTAACTACAGTTGTACGTCTATTACTATTGAACTTTTCAATAATTTCGCGTTGATAGTCATAAAGATCAATGGTAATCAATCCGTGATCAACATGAACAATCTTAATATAATTTTGAGCAAAGTAAACTGGATCGTTTTTACACTTTACCCATTCGCGCACCATTTCAGGCGTCCAATTAATTTGAACATTGGCACCTTTGAGATTTGAATTACCTAGGTATGTAGCATTAGGATTCGTCATTATCAATTACGTCATTAGATCGTGCAGACTGACGATCCTCAATCATCTTTGCAAGATCTTTTGTTGAGCCAACAAATAGGTTATTATTCGTAACACCCAACTGTGGATTTGCAACTTTATTTTCTTTATTAATGTCTTTGCGCTTCTTTTGCAATTCCATCAACTTATCTGCAATGTCAGCATTTGTTTTAATCATATTGGCTAGGACTTCAAATGCGCGTGGATGCTCTGATTCGCGCGCAAGATCAAGCATTAAGTCAATTGCTTCATCACCTTTTTCGACTAACTTATAATACTGATCTCTACTAAAATCGTAGTCGTCTTCAATATGTTCTTTGTTTCTATCACTCATTATAATAACCCAAAACTAATATCAAGATCCCGATATTGAGGTTCAACGGAAGTAATTGTAAATGATCCATCAGGACCTGTTAAAGTTTCATTAACAACAAATACATTATCAGGATATGATACAATTATATATCCAATACCGCTTTCAATAACTTTTCCAGATGCACCAGATGTTGAACCTGTAACAGTATCTCCCACTTTAATTGAACCGCTTAATGTGTCATAAAGTAATTTAACAGTATCAGAAGGAATAAAATCATTATAAGATCCAACAATTTCATATTCATCTTCGGGCCCAGCATTGGTTGGAATAATTGTAAATTTTTGGTTAGAATAAGGTAAACCTTCCGATGTCATTGTAGGATTTGAAATTGTTGCATCAGATGTGCGAATAATGTTACCTTCACGAAGAGGCCCATAAAAGTTAACACGAGCTTCAAATTCAAGCGTGTAAATAATTGATCTACGAGACATAAAGTCGCCTTCGTAGTCATCAACCATCGTGACCGCTTGTATAACAAAAGGTATATCAGATTTAAAGTTAGAATTAACTTCTTTAACAGTTACTGTATATTCTGGTTGAAAATATGGAAGAATTTGTTCAAGAATTTGTAGTGCGTCATCCTGATTTTTTGCTAAAATATTTAATTGCAATCCAATACGATATGTCGTAGGATATAAAATTGATTGTTTTTTTGTAGGATCTTCCGACGATAGTGTTCGTGTAATACCTTTTTGTAGCTTTGTATTTGTATCATACGTCAGTGATACAATTTCAAACGACATACGAGGTAAACGAATAGCGAGCTTAGGATCATTAAGATATTTTTCGTCTGCAATACGCGCAAGAAACTTTTGTCTTGGTCCATATGATAATGGAACTTTAATAGTAGACAGAGCCTTACCTGAACCGTCACGCTTGACAACTTTAAGGTTATTAAACAACGTACCAAATACGGCTACGGTACGTTTAATGTGTTCATGGTAGAAATAAGTTCCAAACATTTTTATTCTGCACTCGGATCAGAAAACGGATTAGACTCTGAAAAATCAATAATATCGTCTGCACGATTTTCAAAGTATGTATTTTGAGAAAGCGGTTCTTGAGGTATATATTTTTCATCATCATTAATACCGTATACCTTAGTCACCGACCAATCATCGCCTAAACTTGACTCGACTCGTATAATATCTTTGCCTGCCTGAAATGTTTTAAGCGAACCATCAGAACAGGTTATATCTGTAATTCTAAGATCTGCTACACGAGGAGTTGCTCCAATATCACTAGTCTGTACAAAGTCTGTTACATCGCCATATACCTCAACGGCTTCAGTGTCAGTGGTCGCAGGTACTAATATTTGTTTAATTTTTTCACCAATTGCAAATCCATTTGCTCCACCTGATATTTCAATCATTGTTTGTGGACCATATTGATCTTCATAATAATCAACAGAAGAAATACCAGTATCAAATTTTTCTGCAGAATATTCAAACAATTCACATTGCATTTCATATGTTGGGAATTGTGAAAGCTGATAGAACGGTGATTCATGTTCAACAAACTTAATTTCAAACAATCCTTTAGATAAGGGTAAGTAAATTAAATCGCCTTCTCTTGGTCGTTCTTCACGAATGGCATTTTCGTTAATTTCAACTAATCGAGAAAATTGTCTTTTTGATACAATAAATGT